TCGGCCATCACGTCGGAGATGAGCTTCTCAGCCAGCTCGTTGGACTCGTCGTCCTTGCTGTCCAGATCCAGGCGGTTCTCGTCCAGCTTCTTGCGCAGAGCCTTGATGTACTTGGGGTTGCCGGCGCGAGCCACCTTGACGCGAGCAGTCTTGCTCAGGTTGAACCAGGTGCCCTCGATTTCGCGGGTTTCGTCGGTGGCGAAGGATGCAAAAATGTCCATGTTGTTCTTCTTCTTGGCAGGTGCGCCCGGTAACCCTCCGGGACTAGGGATCGGGGGCGTCTAGGCCCCCAGATTTTTTACAGAGAGATAGCGCGGGTGATGCGGATACCTCGGTTGGTAGCGGCGTTGTAGAACGCGTCAAACGGCAAGGTGAGCATTGCGTCTCCGTCCTTACCGCCGGGGTTCAGACCACCGTCACGGAACTTGACCTTGTCCAGCTCGATGAGGTAGCCGTTGCCCAGTTGGTCGGCCATACCGATGGCCAGGCTCGTGGTCGTGCCGTTCAGCCACTTCTTGTAGTAGGTGGCGTCCTGGAAGTAGACCTCCATAGAGCCGCTCACAGTCAATTCGCCGGTACCCACGCCGGAGTTGCCGTACACCCCCAGCGACTTCTGGCCGCGCAGGTTGTTGTTGACTTCCAGAGACAGTTGCTTGATGAACGAGCCAGCGCTCAGCAGGTTTGCTCCGTTCTCCAGCACCAGACCCACGTCGGTCACGGCATTCATCGGGTCCAGAGATTGGCTGGGCACTGGCGCGCCGGGCAGTACCGTGGTTTGTGTGATGTCGTGGGTCATGCCCATGAAGTTGAAGCTGCCGGTGATGATCGAACCCACCTGCAAGAACAGCGACATGCTGTTGGTCTGCATGCCTGTGTACTGCAGGAATTGACCAATGTCAGATTGCTCGTACTCGAAGCTGAAGTATTTGGACACGTTGCCGTTGCTCACGACCGACTGGGTGATCGAGTAGCCAGCCACGCCTGTGATACCCAAGCCGACGCCGTTGATTGGTGTGGAGGCGTCCAGCGTGATTTCGGTCGTCGTGGGTGCTACAGACCCCACCTTGAACCAGCGGTCAGCGAAGTAGTCCTTGACGGCGGCGGAGGCGCCAGCAGGTGGGTTCACCTTGAACCAACTGCCCGCTGCCAGGTTTGTGAAGGCCGAGTTGCCTGTGGGAGCTGCGCCCGCCGTGATCTTGTTGGCCGCAGTGGTGCAGCTAAAGGTCGTGCCGCGGCCGTTTGTGCCGTAGTGCGCAAAGCTGCCGTAGACCACCGACTCGATGAAGGGGTCGTACTCCTTGCCCGAGAGCTCGTAGTCGAAGCCGCCGTCCACGTTCAGGTCCACATTGGTGGAGCCCGAGACCATGCGGGTGCGGGAGATTTCGTTGGACTTGACCGAGCTCACCGCCGCCTTCATGGTGGGGTTGGTCATGCGAAGTTCCACAGCGTTGCCCGTCGTGGGTGTGACGCCCTGAGTCACTTCTGGGATGTAGCGAAGTTGGCCAAAAGCGCCAGACGCGAATGTCATGAGGTTCTCCAATCAGTCGAACGAGGTTCGGGTTTCAGTCCAGACTGGAAGAACTTTTTTGAAAAGGCAATCCCCCCTACCTCACATCGAGCAAAAAGGGAACCGTCACCCCTGTCCTGTACCAACCTTTTGCCGGTGATGGGACAAGCCTCTGCGGGGCGCGCGTCATCGCCGACCCCAAGCGCCGCTGCTTCAGGAGCCTGGCCAAGCCGTCACAGATCAGGTCGCCCACCTCGGTGCCCGATGTCTGGCGCGTGTAGACCCACAGCGCGATGGCGCCGGTGTGCCGGTTGGCAGAGTTGGCGCCGACCTCCGCGAGGCTGGCGCTGTAAAAGCGCAGCTCAACCTCCACAATGCCCTTGGTCACCGACGCCTCATCCACTTCTGGGCCGTTCTCCCAGGCCATGTTGATGTCGGGGTGATTGGTCGACATGAAGGCGTCGATCTCGGCGAATACTGCCGCCCGGAAGCTCTCTGTGCTCATAGGATCCCCGCGCCAGCGTTGCGCTTGTGGCGGAATGTGGCCACGCCGCGCCCAAGGCGTGATTTGATGATGTGCTCGCGCTGCACCAGCATGATGGTCGTAGCGGCCGTCTCGTAGGGCCGGTTCTCAGATCGCAACTTGCGCAACCAATAACCAGAGTCCTGCAGCGACTGTAGGTACTCTTCGGAGGAATTACCCAGGTCAGTGTCTCCGTGCACGTTGTTGGTGAAGTAGACCTTGCTGCGCCGCTTGATGAGCGCGAACTTGTGCTCGTTGCGCATCCAGGCCACGTTGGCCCATTTGTCGTCACCCTTCTGGAAAGCGCTGTCGGCCTTGTAGAAGCCTCCGTGCTTTTTCTGGCGTGGCTGCAGGGTGTTAAACACCGTGCCCAGGCTGTCGTCGCGGAAATAGTCAGGGGCGTCGATGCCAACCTGCCAGTGGGCCACCGCCCGGCCGGAGAACTGCGGCGTCTCCTGCAGCAGGCGCCAAAAGATCTCCATGGCGATCTCGCGGAATTCGGCGACGAACGCCTCCTCCACCCTGCGGATGAGCAGAGCAGCCTGCTTGTCGAAGCCAGTCAAGTCGACCTTGATCACGCCGCCCTCGCGTGGACGATACGGCAGCCGTAGGCGTCGCGCACGGCCATGATGTTGAAGTGCTCGGCGCCGTGCGCGATGCGCGCGTTGGTGTTTACCGGGGCGCTCGATGGAAGCACCCAGGTGCAGTCGCCTTCCTGGTAGCGCTCGGCCATCTGGTCTTCGTAGGCATAGAGCTCCTGCCAGCGCACGCGCATCGCTGGGTACGAGCCTGTGGTCGTTTCCGTGTAGCGCCCGGCTGCCGGTGAGTAGGTGCGCGAGACGAGAGACACCTGAACAGGTGCTGACAGCTTTTGCAGCAGCCCGTATCCCTCGGTGAAGCCCGAGGCGCGGCTGGCATCAGACCCCAGCAAGAGGGCCTGGCCGTTGAGCGTGATCACGTCATAGGGCTGCAGGTCGACGAACTCTGGGAGGATGGCCACAAACTTCTGCGGGGCGTCGCTCGACACCTCCAGCTCTTTGCGGTCAGCGACCCACTGGAGGTCGCCGTAAGCAACCTGCGTGGGCGTCTGCGTGAGGAAGTCCGCGAGGCGGTGAATGCCCACCTGCCCACTGGCCTTGTGAAGGACGAATTTGACCCGGTGCCGGGACTCCCACCCGTCAGAGTGCGCTGAGCCAACCACCCAGACTTCTCCGTAGATTTGGATTGCTTTGGAGGCAGGAATGGTGACATCAGGCGACACGCTGATCACGTGTCGTTGCGCTGAGTAGGAGTCCCGCCGGGACTCGTCGTAAGCCATCAGCTGGCAGCGGAAGAGCTCAGAGCCCGTGGCCGGGTCTGCGGCCACCACTCTGTCGAAGAAGGTGGATACGTCAACCAGCTCCACGGTCAGGCTCCGGTGACCGGGTCGCTGCTGCGGCCCGACACGAGCAGGCCCGCCGGCAGCGCCAGCACTGTCGTGGCTGTACTGCCTGTGTTGAGCGTGGAGAACGCATCCAGCAGGTCTTGCCGGGCTTGTTGGAAAAGTACCTCGAGCCGATCCAAGACATCCTTGTACGGCGAGTTCGCGTCACGCGCGAAACCGGCCTTGTCGTCGTTGAGCGCCTTGGGCGCGGCCAGGGCCAAGGACGCACCGACCTGGCGGGCCACGGCGTACACGGAGAACAGCTTCACTGCGTCTGTGAAGTTGCGCTGCGCCTCCGTGGGGTTGGTCTGGGTCGCGGCAGAGGAAAAAGCGGCAGGCAGTGATGTCGAGATCCTGCTCAGCTCTCGACGCAAGCCCATCTCATAGACGGGCAAGTCCAGCACCTGATCGGAGATCTCGGAAGCCGTGACGCCCAAGGCGGCACGAACTTCTTGGTTGGTGCAATACGGTATCAAAGCCATGCCGAAGCCCTGCCAAGGGTTCAGTCGACCACGATTTCGAGCTTGCCAGCGTCAATCTGCAGCTGGACCCAAGCGTCGATCTCGACCTTCTTCTCTTCACCCTCGCCAATCACCGTGTTGGTGTGCAGGATGTTGAAGGGGCCTACCAGAGAGCGCACACGCGCCACCTTTGCGCCCTTGCCCTTGGGGGCTTTGGCGGGTGTTGGCGCGGATGCAGCGGCCTGGTCTTGGGTGTCTGTGCCTGGCTGAGGGTTGTTTTGATCGCTCATTTTTATCTCCTGGAGTTGGGAAAGAAGGCGGCTTAGGCCGCCTTCCTCTTGCTTCACCTATCAGGCGTAGGTGAGAACTTCGAACGCCTCGTCGAACAGGCGGTAGACCATTTCACCGGAGTCCACACGCAAGGCCGTGGCACGGCGCAGGGCGAACTCTTCGACGGCGCTGTACTGGGCCGACAGACTGGACACGCGGTGGATGCCGTAGCGGGCATCCAGGCCCATGATCGTGCCGGCAGGCCATGCGGGGTTGTCCACCAGGATCACCTGCACGTTGGTTTCCCACTTGGGGTTGGCCACCGTGAACAGGGTGTTCGTGCGCTGTGTCACGCCCTGGATGTTGTCGTTCGCGTTGGGGCGACCCGAGCGCATTTCAATCGCCAGCATGCCCTTGACGTCGGTGAAGACGTGGGTGATCTTGCGCTTCTTGCTGTTGGTGCCCAGCCAGGTGATCCAAGCGGTGTGGCTGATGCCGGTCGTGGAGGCAGCGTCCAGAGACACAGCTGTCACCACCTTACCGCCGATGGAGCTCAGGGCTGCCATGGACAGGTCGACGTCACCGTTCAGCAGCGACAGGATGTGGTTGTGGGCGCGCTCGTTGCGCTCCACGGCCGCTTGGCGGACCATGGCCAGACCAACCAGGTCGATGGGCGTGGAGGCCAGAGCCTGCTCCGAGATCTCCATGCCGATGCCCCAGGTGGGGATGCGCATCGACTTGTCGCTCGCGGTGATGCTGAGCATCGACTGGGGCTTGGCCAGCTGCGCCACAGGAGCGGAGCGACCGGCTTCAGCGCCCTTGAAGTTCAGCACAGGGCGCTCGAACTTGTCGGTGGCGATGGTGTCGTCTTGGGCGATGGCGCCGTCGAAGGCGTTGGCATCAGAGTCCAGGTCCACGGCCAACTTGTTCTCGATCACGCCCAGGATGGTGGCCGGGAACAGGATGCGGGAGGCCGGCACACCTTCGCGGGTGATCAAGCCAGCGGCATCCTTGGGGTTCAGCACCTCTTGCACGGTGGAAGCACGGATGCCGAACTCCTTGTTGCCCCGCACGAACACGCCGCACTGCTCCATCAGCTGCTCGAAAGCGCTGCCGTGCTTCTCGGCGTTGGTGGGGTACTTGGTCGCCAGGTGCTGAGGCAGGCTTTGGCCAGCCTCGTAGGCGTCCTTGTACATGGAGACCGACAGGTCTACTGGAACTTTGTCGCCTTTGGCGTCAACGATGATCAGGCTCATGGAATTTCTCCTGTTGTTCTTGTTGTTGGGCCTAGCGCTCGATCAGGAGACGCGTTCGATCAGGCCGGTTTGGCCCACGGCACCTGTGCCATCCAGGGACACAACGCGCCACTTGTAGACGAGGTCTGCGCCTGCGGCTGTTGCCTTGCACACCTTGGGGTAGGCGTCGTTCAGGCTAGTGCCACGAGCTACAGGGGTGCCGGTCACGACGTAGTCGCCGAGAGCGATGGTGCCGGTGCCGGGCGTAGCCTGCACACCGTCGAAGGTGACCTTCAGGCGCAGGGGGTCGCCCTTGGTGGCCACGGAGCCCAGGTTGAAGCCGTCAGCTGGAGCGTTGAAGTTGGCAGCGATGAGCTGGCCTTCGATCTCGTTGCCCACAGCACACAGGCCGTATTGGCTGTCGCCAACCAGCTTGACGAGCTTGCCGACGTCAGCGTCGGTCAGCTGGTTTGCCGCGCCGGTGCCGTCAGCAACGCGGGCGGTGA